ATAAATGGTCCTAAAACCATAGCTAATCCTATGTTTACTAAAGCAAGTGGTCGTGCAGCTGTAGCTAAAACTGAAAAAGCATTATTAAGTCAACAATTAAATGCTATTCGAGCAAAACAAGTTGGACTTGGTGTTGCTAAATTAGGATTTAAAGGAGCGGTATTAGTTGGTAAAGTAGGTTCAGCTTATATGACTGCTTCAATGGTAGCTCAAGCAGTTAGCATGATTGCTACTCCTATTGCTCAAGGTGCAGTACAAGCAGTAGATACAGCATTCAATCAATTTGCTAATGCTACTAAACCTGAATTAGGTGGACATTTAAATATGGCATATCTTAGTCAAGGTGCTGCTACTGAAAGACAGAGAGCAATTCAAGCTATTTCTAAATCAAGAATAAATGGTAGAAGTATGTTTGGACAAGAAGCTCAAATGATGCATTAAGAATTAGGAGTTTATATGGCATTGAATGATAAAGAAACGATTGAATTTATAAGAATATTAAATAGCCCATCAGAATGGGCTCAAACTTTCTTAAGGAATCCTGATGATCCACAACAACATTTAGAATTACGGTCATATCAAAAAGAAGTACTAGATGCAACAAAAGATAATCAACAAATAGTTCTGAGATATGGTCGACGTATGGGTAAAACTGTAGTTCTATGCGCTGATGCATTATGGTGGACAGCAGCTCAACCATTAGCTACTATGTATAATACTAATGGTACTAAACCTATTCCTTTTGATGTTTTAATTATGACACCTATGGATTCTCAAATTAAAATGATATTTGATACGTTATTAGATTTAATTGCAGATTCACCATTTCTAAAAGATATGATTACTGCTGTTAAACGTAGTGATGTTAATGAGATCCATTTTAGTAATGGTTCTGTTATTAAAGGTATGACATTAGGTATATCTTCTGCTAATAAAGGAACTTCAGTTCGTGGACAATCAGCAGATCTATTATTACTTGATGAAGCAGATTATATTCCAAGAGAAATTATGGAACAAGCTGTACTTCCAATCGCATCTACAAAACTTACAACTAAAATTAGAGCATGTAGTACTCCTTCTGGTAAACGTGAAATATTCTGGGAATGGTGTACAAAAGGTTCAGAAATCGGTTGGTGGTCTAGACATTATCCAAGCTGGCATCCAGATAATCCATCATGGTTATCTATTGAAGACGCAAAAGCTCAAGGTCTTCCTATTACTGATTCTACTGAATTTAAATATCGTTCTTATACTTCTGAAGAAGCATATACTCGAGAGTATGGCGCAGAGTTTGGTGAAGAATTACAAGGAGTATATAAGCATAAACATATTAATGAGAGTTTAATTAATTACTTTCCAAATTTCGATGAACCAAATGTTTCTAATTTTGATCCAAAATGGGAACAAACTCCAGGTAATAAATATGTTATTGGTGTAGATTGGAATACTTATAAAAATGGTGGACAAGTTGTCGTTATAGAATATTGTCATATGCCAACTTTTATTGAATATTATAATCATGATACTAATGAACAAATTAAAATTGATTGCACTGGTAAAATTCGTTTGTTTTATCGTAAAGGTGTTAAATCTAAAGATGCAACTCAACGAGAAACTAGAAATGAAATTATTAGATTAATGACACATTTTAATATTGATTTTGTGTATGTTGATTATGGTGCAGGTGACACAAACGTTGAAGAATTAACATTATATGGTAGACGAAATCCAACATTAGGTATGGCTCGTAAATTACATGTAATTGATTCTGGAGCTTCATCTGAGCATTATGATCCAGTATTACAGAAAACTGTTAAGAAACGTAATAAAGGTTTAATGATTAACCAATCAGTATTAGCATTAGAAGAAGGTAGAATGGTGCTTCCTAAAGAGGAAGATACTAATCATAGATTAGTAGCACAAATGAGAGGTTATACTGTCAAAACTGTTACAGCTAGAGGTGACTTCACATATGAAGGTGAAGACCACGTTCTTGATGCTTTCAATTTAGCAGTATATGGTTTCTATCATCAGTTTGGTGTATTATTAAAAACATCATATGATAATAAAATTAAGTTCCTTAGAAACACTATGTATGATGAATTTAATATGAGAGACAATATATCTTCTAAACCTGCTATACTAACTCAGAATGATAAACCAATTAGAGACCCAGAGGCGCCACCTAAATATAATAGACCAAGAATGGTTGGTGGGATTGGTAACAATAGAGGTTCTAATATTTTTGGTTCTGGATTTAGGAGAACATTTTAATGGAAAATAATGATGTTAAATTAGATGAATTAGTTGGAACAGTTATAGATGGTGATATGTTAAAATCATTAATAACTAGTGGTCGAATATCTTTTAATTTAAAAGATGTAAATAGACCATCAGCGGTATCTGAAGGTGCATCTAACGCTAATAATGACGGTCAAGCTAATAAACAAACTAGTAAAGAACAAGAATTATTAAATATGATTGCTAGTGTTAAAGAAAATGAAGCATTAGTTAAAACGTTAGAAGATATGCGTGATGATATGTTACGAGATATGGATATTAAACCTGTTAGTAAAGAGATTGCTGATGCAGCTAAAGCGTTAGGTTCTACTAATGGTAATATAACTAAAGATGTATTTGATACAGCTGAAACTATATTAGACCCAGATTATATATTTATGAAGACTAATGGTTTTAATCCTAAATTAGCAGCTATAACTGGTAATGGTAATGTTACTATTCCAAAAAGTGATTGTAGTGAAGTATCTAGAGCGATATATGATACTATTAAAATTGATAGCGCGAACTTTGATCCTAATGAAGATACTAATGTCGATTATGATGTAGCAGATAATATAGCTCAAACTAATCAAAAATTTGCAGATCAAATGAATGAAATGTTTAAAGCTTTATTAAACGAATTATTTTGGAATTATATATGGACTAGAATGTGGGTATCTATATTCGATTTAGTTGAAAAATTATTAGCTAAACCTATTGATATGCCTATTTTATTATTTAAATCATTATTTACTAGAGCGCCACATTATAAATTATCAACAGATAACTATTATAAATATGGTGTTATTCATAAATTATTAAATAAATTAAAAATTATATTTTTATGTAGAATACCAACCGCAGCATGGCCAGAATATGCACCAGAAGTCAATATAAAAATTTACTATAATCAGATAATTCAACCATTGGTTAATATATGTTCTAATGTTATTGATGAGGAGTGTGCTAATGAAGTAACTCAAGAATGGGAAGATATGGATGACGATAAAACTATTAATGCTGACGCTGAACCTTTTAAAACCTTTGGAAATATTGTAGGTGATAAAATTAATCAAGCATTTGATAGTAATTGTCCTGATACAATTTTAGATAAATTATTAGACGATTTAGATAAAGGTGATAGTCCACATAAATGTATAGAGGCAGCTAAAAAAGTAATAGATGCTGTATATCACGATGCGTTATATCGTAATAAAGGTAAAAATAAAAAGAAGGATTAAATTATGCCAAAAATGAATACTGAAAATTATACTCCTGCGGCAATCTTATTTAATAAAACTATTAGAGATATGAGAAATCATGTTGAATATGAAAAGTTTTTATGTAGATTATTGATGGATAATGATGATACTAGACAGATGAAACGAAATACAGATGAACATCAGGACTCTGTTCATAGATTTATATATAATAATCCTGAAATGGAAAATTTAACGGAGTATGGCAAATATCATAATCAAGGCGAATCTAATTATAAACCTACAGAATCAGGAGTATTATAATGCCAATTAATAATCAACAAGCAAATGATCCAAAATGGATGGATACAATAACCATGATAACTGAAGCTACACAAAATGTTAGTGTTAAAAATGTGGCTGATGTTAGTAAGTTTATTAGTGGTTCACAATATGATGGCTTTGCGTTATTAAAGGGTATGACTGAAGATATAGATAAGCCTATTTTAAAATCTTTAGCTAATGATATGATAGGTGTACTAGGTAGTTTATATATAGATGAGGATTCACTTTGTTGTTTAATTAAAAATCTATTAATGACTGCAGGTGCTGGAATATCATTTGAAGAATATAGAACTTTTATTAAAAAATTACAAAAAGAACGAGGCTTTAAACAGTCTACCTTTGAAGATATAATATTTGAAATAAAAGAATTAAATTTTGTTAAATTCATAGATTATATGATAGCAACTATAGATATAACTTTAGTATTTTTAGAATTTGAAATTAATGATATAGTATTTCCAGCAATGGATTTTATTAGGGAAATATCTGAAGCTGCAGCAGGATTTGTATTAATAGCTATGCAAGAAATAATATTTACCGTTCGTGATTCAGCAATAGCTTGGATTATAGATGAAATAGAAAATAATACTAATGATGTGAACTGGGCTAAATGTTTACCATACATGGATTTTATATCCATTATAAAAAAGTATATATCTGATTATGGTATTTTAAATAAATTAATGGCTATGTTTCAAGGTGCGATTGGTGATAGTTTTAGAAAATGGTCAAAAGCTAGAAGAGCGGATCTACCTAAAAAAGTTAAACTCATATCATTTTTAAGATGGATTCGTGAAATTTTAGTTAAGATTAGAGATGCAGTATTATCTTGGGAATTCTGTTTATTTATAGTTAAACAAGAAAATAATGATGGTGATAATCAAGAAGATAATTCTAATCCATATTTTAATTATTTATCAGATATACTAAATAATCCAACACCAACATCCGATCATTTAAGACCTGATTATATTTTTGCTGATGATAACACTATACTAAATAACGAAGGTGGTGTCGCTAATGGTGATGGTAGTAAAGGTCAAAATTCTATTACTACACCTGCTAATGATGAGGTAAAAGCTTTCTTACAAAATTATTTAGGACTTAGTCCTGATAAAGCAGATCAAGCACTTGCTGATGCTAATAAAAATACTGGTAATGATGTTAACGGTAATAACAATAATGGGCAATGTAGCAATGTATTAAATCCAAAAGATATTAATGATATTTTGGAAAGATTTATAGAACAAAGTAGGGTAGGATAAACATGGGATTATTTCAAGATTTATTTTCAATAAATAAACAATATTCTGACCAAAATAAGGATTTGAATTTTAATGGTGATGTATCTGATGCTACCGTAAATGACCCATCATTAAAGTATAATAGACCTAGATATATTAAACAAATTAAATATAAAACAATTAGCAATGTTATGTTTTATGATGCTGAGTATGATTTAAATACAATAGCACAAGCAGTACAACTCGATGGTATAATCAATAGAGCTGTTAATTTATTTACAGAACAAATAACTAAAAATGGTTATGAAATAAGTATTCCTGATGATAATGTATATAAACATGTTATGAATAGATTAAGAGAAATAGAACTATTTACTAATATTAAAACATCAGAAACAGTAAATACGATAGCTAAACAATTGGTTACATATGGTAATGCTTATTTAATTAAAACTAGAAAATCGGGTGTAAGTAAATTTGGTAAATCGTTTAATATGTTTAATAGATCATATAGACCAGTAGTAGGATTATTTCTAGTCGATGCATCTACTATGAAAATTGGCTTAGATATTAATAATAAAATTAAATATTATAAACAATTTGTTAATGGTCAAGAAAAGTTATTTGCAGTAGATGATGTTGTTCATTTATATTATAATAAAATTCCTGGTGTATTAACTGGTCGTTCTTGTATAATTCCAGTATTAGATGATATTCGAGCTTTACGTAAATTAGAAGAAGAAGCTGAGATATTAGGTTTTCAATATGCAGTTC